TAAGTGAGGAGCTACTAACTTAATAAAAGTTAAGAGATCAGCCTCTGCTGCTTCTCTAATTTGTTCTATACTAGCCTTACTCATTAGTCTTTTCTACTATCCTCGTATGAAGTTTTATTATTGTTATCAGACCAGTCATTACCTATAAATTTAGGTTGTGTATTATTTAACCATCTCTGTATGGTAAGAAAACTACCACCCTTTGGTCCTGTCCTTGCTGTGTGTTGTACATCAGGTCCTATTTTAATAGCAGGGTACGGAAAGCGACCTTTAAACATATCAAATGGATGAATATACCATTTATGTTTACGTTGAAAGTCAATATCACCTGATACATAAAGAGCCACTGTTTCTACATTAGGATGTTTATGAGGTTCTACTAATGTGTTAGGTTCCATTGTAAACAGTTCTACTTGAAATGGATAATCTCTATACAGTATAACTCCATGTATGTTTTCAACAAAGGTTACTCCGTCATCTTGTGGAGACTTTAAAGGTTTATTTTCCATCCAATAGAGAGTAAACTCTTCTATCGTCATATCTTTATTCATTAAGCTTTCTTTTTCTTCTTCTTATTCCAGTTGTTTTGCATATCTTTATAGGCTTTAGCACTTATCGTAGACTTCTTTTTACTTCTGCTAGTTCCTGCTTTCTTTCTTTTGTTTATGTTTTCTACTAAGCTCATTTTTAATCTGCTCCATTCTGTTTAAACGTTCTTCACGAGTAAGGTACAACCATTGACTTAAATCTTCAAAGGTGCGATGACATGATATACATCGAGTGCCTTTCATTCGACACACCCCATTACAGGGTGAGTCCTCTACCACTTAACTTTGTCAGCCCAGTAAGCTGCTGACATTTTACCTTTACTTATGTTTTTAGCATGACGAGCTTTAAATGACTTCTGTCTTGCTTTCTCAGAAGCAGTCTTAGGATTAGCTCCTGCTCCTTGTTTACCTTGTTGACCAAAGCGTATAAGTTTTACTTGATCACCTGACTTAGCCACAACAACATGAGATTTAGTAGGGTGTCCTGGAGTACGTTTAGGTTTGTTATAACCTGATACTCCTGCTCTTTTTAGTCTAGGGTCTTTTTCTTTACTCATAGTAACGTGCTCCGTCTTTGTCTATAATTAATACTTGACGTCTTGGTTCATCTCCTTCTTTAGGAAATGAAATATGAATCCAAGAATCATACTCTAAGATGAGCTGATCAAATCCAATAGATGAACTAGCCAGAACTGAAAATACGTGAGGGACATCACCATAACGATCACAAGTAAAATCAGCAGCAAGACCAAGTATGTGTCTACTTGTTCTTTTTGATCCCAAACGATCGTTGAGATCCTCACACCTAAAACCACTACTAATATTAATAGGGTTGTTATCAAGCTTAGTCCTAACATCTTCTAATCCTTTTGCTAAAGTTTTAAGATTCTCTAGTTGTTCTTCGTTAGGAGTATTATCTATTCCGTGTCTAGAAGCAGTTTGAGATCTAGTAAATTCAATTAATGTAAAGTGTTCTGATAATCTCATTTAGTTAAGCCCTTGCTTTTCTCCCAAGTTCTAAGACCTGCAAGACCAAGCATGGCTAATGTGAGTTCCATAAGAACATCTGTTTGTAACTGTGGTAATACTAAAGTAATGCCCTGTAATGCAAGCACCCACTGAGTAACTGGGGATACCACAAACACCCAAGCAAAACCAAACCCACTGCACCAACCAAGGAAAGGACGCCAACCACTAACGAAAACAGAGCGATGAGCAGCTTCGATCTTATTCGTCTCAGCCTGAGTGAGATTAATCTGAGCTGCATTATCAATAAGAGCCTTTTCAATTTCTTGTTTTGCTTTTTCTTTGGCATTATTGTCAGGTATTAGTTTGTCTAGTACAGTACTTATGATTGGTAATATAGCTTGTATCATTTAGACACAATCTCCTTCAGTCGAGATGCAGTCTCCTTTAGAACAGTGTACATTTTTATTGTTTTTACTTGTATAGTTTCTTTGAGAGCGTGGAGTGGATCTCGGATAATTTCGTAAGCCACGAGTATCACACAAACTGAAATTAAATGAAGTGTCATAGACATCTTTGTTTCTCCTTAATAATTGACATAATCTAGATAACATTATATTTTACTCACTATGACAGCAATAACAATAGCTCCAAAACCTGCCATACATCCCCATATTAGTCTATTGAGCATAGCTTCTAAACGATCAAGACGATAGTGTAAAGTAGCATAACGCTCTGCACACAGTTCTTCATGTGATCTAAGTTCCTGTTCTACTTCTTTTGCTGTTGTCATATTAAAAGTCTACCCATCCAGTTATAATATACTTGTCTCCACCTATGGGTGGATTTCCTCTGTGTGTATGTGTAAAAGCTGCAGGAAATATTATTACATCTCCTTTACTTGGTTTGTATCTATATTGTTGATAAAGAAATTCTGTTTCACCTGCTTCAAACTCATCATTAAGATAAACAGTCCATGTTAATAGTCTGTGGCTTGTTTCTCTACTTGTAGCTTCTGCATGCCAAACATGGTAACCTTGTCCTGGTTGAGTTTTTTGTATCTTCATTGTATATATTTTATGTTCATCAAATGTTTGTAAAGTACTATATTTTTCAGAATACTGTTTATAACACTGATTCCAAAATACATTATTAAATTCAGTTAAAAAGTCTTTATGAGTATGTTCTATTGGATAAGTTGGTAAATATGTAGCTAAATCTTCTTTATTTATTTTAAGAGCTTTATCATGATCTTGACGATTTACTGTTAAACCACTTTCTTCTGCATGTTTAAAAAAGTCTATTATTTTATCACAGTATTCATTACTAAATGCTTTTTCATATACTTCAATAAATTGCATATTATCTTATCCTTTAATCTTTATTGTTTAATTAATTTGTATGCTAATGTGACTCTTAATCCTTGATACATTGGATTTAATGGAGCTGCAAAATGATCCATAGTTCCATCAAAATATATTGCATTACCAGGAATAGGAGGTACTGACAATATATGATTATTCTCAATAAAATGAGTATGTCCTCCTATTTCAATATTCCAATCAGGATTACAATATATTAAAAAGGTTTTACCATTTTTATTAATATTATCTTTATGTATTGAACCACATGAAGAGTTTTGATTTCCATTTAAATATACTCTTTCAACATTAAATTCTTCGTTAGTAGTTTTTTTAATTTTATCTAATAAATGTTTATAATAAAAATCTTCTGACTTATCTATATTTATTACCCAAAGATAACCATTAGTAGGTGTTCCTGTAGATGTATGACCAAATTCCCATCTAGGACTATTAACAGTTTGTTGAATAAAATCCATTTCTTCTTTTGTCAACCAATTATTAAATAAAATCATTTAAAGTAAGGTCCTACTAACCATGTTACACAACTGTATCTTATACCTTTTGTAACAGGTTCAACACCATGTATCATATAACTTGGAAATACTAACACAGTTCCTTTTGTTTGAGGTGGATAAGTTACAATACCATAGGAATTTAAATAAAACTTACCACCTTCATAATCATCATTAAGAAATGCTAATGCAGTTAGCTTTCTTGTTTCATTACTGTGTGCATGTAATGTATCTGTATGCTGACTATAATGTCCTTTAGGTTTATAAATTAAAAATTCAGTTTGATTAGAATGAGTAATATTATATTGCCACCAATAATTATTAGCATTTAAACCTGTTGCTGTTAATGTAGCACCTATGCCTACATTCTGTGGGAGTATAACTCGTTCTGTATCACGAACACTTTTATCTAATAATTTAGTATTATAATTAATAAAAGGAGGTTCTTTTTTTATATCATTATTAGAATAAGTATCAATTAAATTATTACAAAAACTATCAGATAAAAGACTTTCATATATAGCACAATCTGTTAATCTTCTATTATCTATTTTAGGTAATCTTAATGAGTCTCTACCATCATACTTTTGATCTGCATGAGGTCCATCTGCATCTACATAATGTAAAAATACTTGAGCTTGCCATTGTCCTTCAGTATACTTTTCTCTCCAATGTTCTATATCCATACCACGATAAAGAACAACATCACCTATTTGCATATCTACTTTGTTACCTGCCATATAAATAGACCAAGGATTACCTTTAAAACCTAAAGTTACTGTTGCTGATATTTCACAAGCAGGTCTATCAGTATGTTTTTTTAATTCTTCACCAGGTTTATAAAGTCTAGCATAAGAGTAAGTAGGATATAATCGTTTACCACAAACTTTTTCAAAATGAGGTAATAGATCTTGTAATAATTTATCAAATGTTACTGTACCATGTACAGCTTCTGATAAAGGACACTGAGGATCTTTTGTTGTTTCACCTCGCTCTATATAATTGTTTAACTCTTGAGTAAGTTCTCTACAATTATCTTCATCTAAAAAACCTTTTAAATGGACGTATCCATTTTTATCAAAATCGTTGGTCACGATTATCCTTTCTAATTATTTATAGTACTTGAACTTTAGACCAAGTTTCTGTATCCCAGTTCCATTCATATTCTTCTGTTGGATTACCTTCAGCATCAACAGCTATCTCACCTGCTGTTGCACTTGCATTAACTGCTTCGGGTAGTTTTTTAAATGTATTTGTATTTGGATCATACCAATATATATTTGTTACAACATTATCTGAACAATCTTTCCATTCAAAATTAGAATGTACTTCAAATTCATCTCCAACTTTTACAATATCTAATACTCTATAGCCAGAGTTATCTTTACCTCTAGGCTCTATTTTACTTACTAATGCTTTTTTAGCCATAATATAACTCCTTATTAATATTCTACAATTACTACGCCTGCACCACCTGCTCCTTGAGTTTGAGGAGCTTGCCTGTTTCCTCCTCCACCACCTAAAATACCATTTATATTAGCACTTGAAGTCGAGTTGTTTGGATGAGCCTGACCTCCTCCACCAAAGAAAGAAGCTCCTCCTCCATCAGCACTCCAAGGTCCTGGTTGACCTCTTAGATTTACATTTC